CCAATTTTCCATAAACAAGTCTGCAATAATTGTTCCACCACCGCCCGGACCAGCATCTATGCATAAACTATCTATATTTTCATAATCAGGTATATTCCAACCATTATAATTTAATAACATGTTTTTTATAGCTTGTATTTGGTCTGGAGTTGTTTCTGGTTTCTTTTTTTTTACTCTTGTGTCAATAAGAGAAATACAATTACATATTTCTGCTTTATAACCACCATTAGGATGTTCCTTTAATTCTGCGATAGCAACTATAGAGTTATCGTATGTTCTCGCTGGGTCATAAGCAAAAATAAACCTTTTATCTCCATCTTTATTGAAAAGAATCGGGGCGCGTTGCTCTGAATTTTTTATTAATAAAGACCTTCTAAATACTTGATTAATACCACCATCAGAATCAAATTTATTATAGTATTCTCTGTTTGCTTTAGCAGGTTCTTTTTGTAAATCTCTCTTTACATCTTCTCTTTTAATTAATGAAACAGGATAAACTTTACCATTCATTGTAGCATCAAAAAGCATATCTGCATCAATATTAGCTACAAAATATCTACTATCTCCACCCATCATTCTTAAAAAATAATCACGATATTGTGAATAAAAATAGCTATCAACATCTCCCGCAGAACTAGCAAATATTCTTTGATTCCCCGGCGGGTCTGGTCTTTCTTCTAAATTTACACCAGTTACAAAGGTAGAATCTTGAAGCAAAAAAGGTTCTGTGGCTTTAAAAAGTTCCTCTGTAATAAATGCACTTTCATCATATATATTTAATGTTGAACGATGTCCACGAGCATTATCAGGAATGCCATTTAATGTATGTATTGAACTTCCGTTTGGAAAAGTCCATTCATAAGATTGGTCATCATGAAGAATTTTTTCACTTTCGTCAAGAATGAAATCACTTAAATTTGGGAAAGATGGTAAATTTTTCTTTGCCACTTTTTCCATTTTTGTATATAATTCTTTTGATTGTGAACCTGTTCTTGATATAAGCCAAGCTTCAGTATTTGGAAATAAAACACATCTTCCTAAAGTGTAAAAAGATAAACATGTTGTTTTTGAGCCATTACGACACATAAGCCACAACGAGTTGTCGGCAACCCATGTTTTTGAAATTAAATATCTTTGATAATCAAGTAACTCAACATTAAAAAAAGTTTCTATAAAACGAACAGGGTATTTTCTTCCCCATTTAAGAAGTTTAATATATTGTTCATAATAATCTTGTTTTCTTTGTGATAAACCATAAAAAGATTTAAGTTCAATCGTCTTGTTCTTCATTTTTTTCACTCAGATTCTTTAGACGTTCTTCTAATTTGCTAATTCTTTTTGTTTTAGCACGATTTTTTTCTTTTATTTTTAATAATTCACTTTCAAGTTCAGCTATTCTATCTCTTTGATTTGCTAAAACATTGATGTAATCATTTTCTTCAATATTAAGCTGTGAAATCATATTGCCAAAACTCTGTTTTTCAACTTCAGCCATAGCTTTTGATGTTTTTACATCAAAAACATTAGATTTTACATCGTCTAAATCTTCATATTCCATTAATTTTCTAATAATATAAGTAAACTTCTTTGTTTTATCACCTTTATCTTTTGCTGTTTTTAAACTAATTTGATTATCAGCAGCAATTTTATTGATAGTATTTTGTATGTTTGTTTTTGTATCATTCAATGTTTTGATTTGTTTTGCATTAGCAAATAGATTTTCTGAATCAGATGTTTGAATAAGCATTTCTTCATTTATTTTATCTAATAAATAAAAATTCTTTATAATTTCTATATAGATATTTAATAAAAACCTTGGTGGGTCAATATCTTCATCAAGAAAATCAAGTAAAGAAGCATAAAGTTCAGCAGCCTCATCTTCTGGATAAGCACTAAAAGGATCAGCACCTACAATTCTTATAACATCTTCACGGTTTCTTTTAATGGCTTCATCTGTTTTTTTTGATTGTTTTAAATATTCTTTTTGTTTATCAACATCTTCTTGATATTGTTTATAATCATCTAAAGTAATGATACTATCTTTTATAAGAAAACTATCACCTTCTAAATAAGAATTACCAATCTCATAAATATCTTTATAGATTGAAATTTTTTCAATATATGATTCTATTAAACTTTTTTTTGATTCTTCATCTTCTAATTCTTTACAAGAATTAAAAACACGTTCATCAAATGGAATATTTAATATTTGACAAATGTTTATAATAGCCATCTTATCATTTTTTAATAACATTAATGCTTCTGCATAAATTTCATTAATACATTTTTTACAATAAATGGTTTTTTTTGAAACTTTATTTGTTTTATTATAAGATGGATAAAAGGCATTTTTAGATGTTTCACCGCATCTTGGGCAAGCAAAGATGATTATTTTATCATCAACTTCTTTAATATTACCCTTTTCTTGTATTTTTTGAGAAAGAGCGTCTATTTCAGATTGGATTGTTTCAGCATCATCACTACCTTTGTTTTTTTTGGTTATAACCATACCTTTTGGTCGTGCCATATAGACTCCTTTCTTTTAAAAATAAAAAAGGAGTGTATGATATCCATCTCCTTTTTTTCCTAATTTTATTCTTTATTATTTATACATTTTTTTAATTTTTTTGTTGGTTTAAAAAATATCTTCTTTATATCACCAACAAACCCAATGCTTTGATTGTTTACATGTCTTTCTTTTGTGTAAAACTTACCAAAATCAGCAATAGGAACCTCATATCCTTCTTGCAAAGCTAAAGATATACCATAAAAAATAGAATCAAAATAATAACTTATTTTTTCTTCTTTATTATATGTTTTATCTGATATATATTGAATAAGTTTTTTCTTATTCAACTTCATAAATTGAGGCTCTTCTTTTTTTATTTTTTCCTTTTTTTCTATCAATGCCATAATTATTTCTTTTTATCAAAATTTTTTAATTGTCTTTTTAGATTTCTTGAAAAATAGAATCTTGGAACCCTTCTTTTTTCATAATGAATTATATCACTATTTCTTGGGTCTTTGATATTTGTTTCATCAAGATAATCTGTAAAAAACACTCCAAAACCTTGAACAACAATATAGTTGCCATTTATAAGCATTTCTTTTATAACTTCAAATGCTTCATCTATTATCATTTTTATCTCTGGAGTATTTATTCCATTAAATCTTTTAGATGTTTGTTTGGCAATATCTATCATTGTTTGTTTTATAAGCACTTGTTTTTGTTCATTGTCTATATTCATAATAAACTAATATCATAATAACAATAAATACCATCTTTATTGACAATTGTTATTAATTGTTCTGGTCTTGAAAAAATTCTTTTTTGAATTGTAAAATTATCAGTACCAATAAAAGAGCCACTCATAATAAATTTGATTTCATTTTTTGTAACAATTTCATTATGATGATAATGTCCAGAAAATATAGCTGTAATTGGCTTGTTGGCAAATTTTTGCAAAATTAAACCATTATCATTATTATCAAATTCACCATGAACCAAAATATATGATTTATTATAAACATCAAAAATTTTTATAGTGGCATCAGCATTAATATAATCATCAAATTGAATATTAAAATTTGATAATCTTGCTTTTAGATACCATTCTACAATATCATCAAGTCTTTCTTCTTTGATAGAGTCTTTATATTTTTCAATACGAGAATGATTTCCAGAAACTGATAAAAATGATACTTTTTCAAAAAGTGAGGATAATTTTACTAAAAAATTTGTAATATATTCAGAAACAGTAATAATTTGTTCAATAATGTTTAAGTTATTATTTCTCTTTATTTCAGCATGAATATTACCACTAATTAAATCCCCACCTCCCATAACGATAGCTTTTTCACAATGGTGTTGTTTTTGTATTTTTTCAATTTCAGATAAATATTTTTCAAGTCTTTGTTTTAAAACTATTTCATCATATTTACCAAAAATTGAATCAATTTTATAACCACAATGAAGATCGTTAAGAGGAATTATCATTGTTTCATTTTTGCTTATTTCTTTTTCATATTTTAATTCAAAATCTTCTTTATTAATAGCACGAACAGAATCAATAATAATCTTATTGATTTCTTCTTCTCTTGCTCTTTTTCTTAATAAAGCATTATATTCATTTCTTGCATCAAAAAATTTATATTTTTCTTTTTTTAATTCTGTTTGTCTTTCTTCTATTTCTTTAAGAATTTCACTATCTGTTTGTTCTTTAATTTTAGATTGAAAGATTTCATAAAACCGTTTTATTTCCCCATATCTTTTTCTATAAGTTTCAGGGTCTAAGTTTTTATCAAGAATTGAATTTAGAATTTCGGCACATGCAGACCATTCATATCCATATGTTTCTTTATCTTTTCCTACTTCAAAAATCAATTCTTCTTTTGTTATTCCAGTATTATATAAGTTGTAATATTTATTTTTATCAATCATTAAATATAATATTCCTTTCCTCCCATAGACCCATCCGGTCTCTATCCATTAAAGAAACAAATCGCAAAAGTTCAGTAGTTTTGCACTTTTGCGATTTTATATTTATATTTTACATTCTTTGCAAACTGGTTCTACTAACTTTCTATTTTTGTGAGTATTATAAACAAACATTGGTCTTCCACATTTTGAACAAAAAGAAAGGTTTTCTTTATTTTTTATAATAATCTCATAATACATAAGAATATCTTCTATATATTTTATTTCATATTTTTGTTCTCCTATTTTATCATAAAAAAGCATTTCATAATTTCCATTATATTTTGCATTTACAAGATTACTATGTTGGAGTTCATACATTAAACCATATCTTTGTACTTTATTTAATCTTATTTTCATCAAAAATAAAACATCAGATATTGGACGATTATAATAAAGCCTATCAGAAGCATTTTCATTTTGCGTCCTTACTGCTTTTATGGAAGTTATTTTATAATATTTAGATAAGCACAACATACCAAAAAGAGTCTTTTTTATATTTTCATTAAAATCAATATTTTTTATTATATCAACTTCTGTTTGTGTTAAAAAAATAGGTTTAGGTATTCTCAATTTTAATCTTTTAGATAAATTACATGCATAATCAATTCTTGATTCATATGAAATGTCATTATAGATATTTGTTGCTTTTTTGCAAAAATCTATTATTTCATTTTTTAATTTATTTCCTGTTAAATCATTACACCAACGATAATATCTTGCTAAAATATTTATATCAGATGATGACATTGGTTTATCAAGAAATCTTTTTTCTCTTATCATTTTTTGAGCATATTCATATTCATCTAAAATCATTCTCATTCTTCAAGAGGTTCCTTTAAATCAAGTTCAATAAATCCATATTTGCTATATAAATATTCTACAGTTCCATTATTATCTTTTACTGGCATATGTGCAATACCATCTGTATTGTTTATAATATTTTTTATAATTATATCACCAAATAAATCCCATGCAAAATCTTTTTTATAATTTGGATGAAAAGAATAAACTAAAAGTATGCAAATATCACACAGTTCTTCTTCATTAGAAGAGATATTATTAAACATTGAAGTCTTTAAAGAATTAATGTCAATTCCATAAACAGCATAATCTGTTTCTTCTTGCTCTATAATATCCTTTGCTCTGATTTGTAAAAACCTATTATAGTAAGGAAGTATAGAATCCATATATTTTAAAAGTTCAGATTGTTTATTTTTATGCGACATCATTAATTCATAATCATTGAATTTGTTTTTTCTGCATATTTTTATTTCTTGTATCTTTTCTTCCATATAATGGCATAAAAGATTCATCGTGCTATCATTATCAATCAATGGTGATAAAAATTCAAAATCATTTAAAGATTTTAATGTTGCTTCAGTTTGATATTTACAATTTTTTAATTCATTTATATCATAGCCATATTTTGAAACACAATAAACATTAAAGTTTTCAACATGTTTTTGATATTTTTTATTATAATCACTATACAAATACCTCATAAAATAAGGTCTTTTTGTAACCATAATGTTTTTATTAAGTATTTCTTCTTCTTCTGTTTTAAAAATAATATCAGGCGTTTTTCTTGTCCACCAAATAGGAAATGGTTTTGGATTCGCTCCTTTGGTTTTATCAATTTCATTTCCTTGACATTTTCTTAATATTTTTAATCTTTCAATAATTTTTTTATATTCTTTACTATCTTTTTTAAAATTATTTAGCATAGTATATAAAGAAGTTGAAATATTTGTAATAAAGCCAATCCTTGTATCGAAAGCTCTTTTATCAAATTTATATAATTCCTTTTTATCTATTTTAACTTTTTTGATAGGATGTTTGTCGTATGTGATTGGCAAACCACCAAAAGAACCATCAATCATTTGTTTATTATTTGTTGTTAGAAGAATATCAAAATCAAACCTTGTGTTAGCTAATAGTTTCCTATTAGAGCAGACTATATCTTCATCCAAGAATGGATGTTCAGCACTTCCAAACAATGAATTTCGCATTGAATGTACTCCTTAAAGGATAGTCGTTACATCTTCCTCATCATCGAGGCTTGACACGGTATTAGCATGAGATAAAACAACAGTAAAACCATATATTTTTTTATTATTTTTTATTGCTACATCAATATATCCCATAACATGAAGTAATTTTGCAGAAGTATAATTATTATCTATTAACCATTGTGCACATTCTGTAACAGTATTA